CGGATCGTCCGACCAGACCCCCCAGGCGAGCACCAAAATGGGCAGTGTGAGAATCGCTAAAACGACCTCGTCCTTGTAGTCGTTTTGACGGGCTTCTAAAAGTTTGCCCTGGTAAGCTTCCTCACCTCGGGCTTGTCGTTCTGCATGCAATACCTGTGCGTCAGACATTGCAATTTTTGCCTTCTGTTTGTTAGCGTAAATTTTGCTTCCAGCACTAACTGCTAATTTTAAGGCACTGAACCACATTTGCAAATTTCTCCTTCCGTCTATTACACAAGTAATCTATCATTTTCTCAAGTGTATTTAAAGCCCCTTTGCCATTAATCCGCCATCTCCAAGTGTCTTTATGGTGTTTTTTGCGCCTTTTACAAAGGTACATACACCCCCCGAAGTAGTCATAAAAAAGCTGCACAACATCTTTATCGGTCATTTCTACGGAACAGGCAAAATATTTTTTAGTTTTCCACTTTGACCAAAGACCAAAACTACCTTCCCCTTCAAACACTCCTGCTAAAAAAATTATTTTATTTTTTTCTGAAAGCTTATCGTACAGAGACGATTTTTTTGGTGTAGGTTCCGACATTTTTGAATTTTTTCCTTTTGAGACCTTGTGGGTTGGGGCCTCTTAATGGGGGTGGTCCAAATCTAACGCCGCCGCTTAGATTTTTTATTTGATTAGTTTTATTTTTTATTCTGCTCAAGTTTCTCTCTCGCTACTTCTAATCTTTCATCTGATTGTGAATCTTGTGTTGCCAAACGATCATATTCAAAATCAAGTCTGTCAGCTAATCTCTCGTCTTCTTTTTCTGCTTTAAATTTAGTTTCCTCAGCTTTTCTTTGCATGTCCATAGCCTTTAAATCAACTTCTTGTTGTTTAATTCTTACTAATGGATCTTGTTTATTTGCATTTGCCTGCATTTCACTTTGTGCAAGCTCTTGAGTTATCTGTGCAGCTTTTTTTGCAACCTCTGCATCAAACACAATTCTAAATTGCTTTGGATCTGCTTGTCGCATTTCTGCCATTTGTGGATTTTGGGATATCATTTGTTCAACTTCTTGTCTTGCTTTCCAAGAAATGTGATCAGAAATATGAGATTGAAGCAATGCATAGACTTGTGGATTAATTTGTACCATTCTTGTAGCCATAAAAGCCATGTGTGCTTGTATATGTGCATCATGATCTTGAAATTCAAATGCAGTTAATATTTGCATTTGTAATGCACGTGCATTTTCTTTCGCAGGATCCATGGGTTCTGGTTGCTTAGGGGGTGGTTTAAGTAAATTTTCAATTTGTTTTGTTCCTAGGGCTTCGTAAACTCTTCTATATGCTTCATGTAAATTATGAAGTTGTGGATTAGATGAAGCAACTTGTAATTGAGTTTGTGCTAATGTAACTCTTTGCGCCATAGACATAATATTTGGATCTGCAACAGGTAGAATATCTACTCTACCATCGAAATCTGTTTGTTTAATTTGTCTTGGGCCACCATAAACATCATAAGGATATTCTTTAGGTAAGAAATCAGAACAAATTCTTGATAAAATTTTAAACTCTAGTCTCATTGCGTAGTAACAACGTTTATGAACACCACTCATAACTCTTGAGCCACGTTCCATAAGAGCAACAGTAGTTCCAACTGCTCTGTTTTGTGTGTCGTTTCCTACATTTGAATCTGTGATAGCAGCAAATTTTTGTCCAGCTTGTACTACAAAACCTAAAAGATTGTATAGTGTTACAGATGGTTCACTAAATGGTAGTGGGAAAAATTGATCTCGTATGTTTCCACCAGGTGCATCTACGTCTCTAAACTCTCCTGGTTGCATTGGTTGATCATCATCTCTAACTCTAATACCTCTTGACTTAAATCCAGCAGGTAAATTTTTTAAAGTTCCTGCATCAATTAATTGTCTAAGCGATTGAGTTGCAGCAGTAGATAAACCACCAATCATATGAGTTAAACCAAAACCATAAAAACCTAGTCCTGGTAAAAATTTGTAATGAACAAAGTATTCTACTCTAGAATAATTTAAATCATTTGGTTTGTAGTTTCTATAAATTGATAATATTTCACCGCTACCTTCATCTACAGTAACAACATAAGGAATTTTAATTTTTTTAGCTTTGTCATCAAATTCTTCGTATTCATCTAAATTTAAATCAACATGCATTTCTAAAACTGTATGTAAATAATCATCTCCAGTTTTTTTGACTCCTTCAAGTTCATGTAATTTTTTCTGTAAATTATCTGGCTCTGGCTCTCCTTCGTTTAATTCTATATCTCTATAAAATCCTGCCGCCATTTTTTTATTAATGTCATTTTTCGTCATTTTAATGACGTGTGTAATTCTTTCGCAATCTTTTAAATCAGATGCATAGTAAGGCACTACAATATCTTCAGCAGGTATAAATTTTGAGACGGGTCTCATCAATAGTGCATCGTAATATATTTTTTTAAAGGTACTACCGGACAATGGTAAATAGAATAACATTTGATCCATGTCTGTTGTATATTCTTCCATCTCTTCCATTAGAAGAAAGTTCATGTAATCTTTTACTCTTTCTGATTGTTGCTCAATAGCGGGTGTTTTTAAACCAACAGTTTGTGTTCTTACAGGTCCATCTGATGGAACTAATTCTTTATAAGCTTGTGCTTGAAATTGTGTGACTGCTTCTGCAAGCATCGGGTGAGTTACGTTAGAAGCTCCTTTAAATGGTCTTGTTACATTTATGTATTTGGTACCAAGTAAATCTAAACCTTTTATGTATGCGTCCTCCCAATCTTTTCTAGAACCTTTATCTTTTTTATAATCTTGAACTAATGTAGAAGACATCTCCCTAAGAGTTCTTTCGTCCATTTCCTCTGCTAAATTGGCATTAAAATCATCTTGAGGTCTTTCTTCAACTTCTTCCTCACCTTCAATAGTTATATCTACAGGTAAACCTTCAGGTTGCTCTACAACTTCTTCTTCAATAAATTCGTTATTCTTTTCTACAGCCATAATGTATTGTACCTTATAGGTTTAAACATATCCACCACCAGTCCGCCGGTAGCTTTATATGTTTTTTGGGTGAATTTCATTAAAGGTTCCACTTTAACAGCAAATGCATCAAAATACAATCTTGGATCATCAGCGTGCATAAGTTTATACCCTTCTAATTTATCTAGACTATCCCCTGCATGATACTCACTTGTTATTGTTCTTCCTTTTTGAGAATGGTCACTTGGGTATTCAAACTTGTCTTTTTCAACTTTTTTCCAAACTTTTTTTGGATTTGAAAGAGAAATTTTTTGTGGCCCTGCTTTTGTATTATAGAATTTTGCTAATTTCTTCATAAGATTAGGCATTACTGCTGAGCCTTTTTTATCTATACCTTTACCAGTTGCATATCCATAAAATCTTTCATTCCCTGCTTTATACCCTTGTCTAAAACTTAATTTAGAAAAAGGAGCAACGGCTACATAATCAACACCTTCTCTAGCAGCTTTTTGTACTAAATATTTTAAAGCATGGTCTCCGTATTGATCTGCCTCAACCATAGGAAAATAATCATATCTAGAACCTTCCTTTGACCTTCTAGTAAAAACTGAATTTAATTTTGCTTGAATGTCTTTTACCTCATTACCAATAGCTCTGGCTTTGTTTGGTTGTCTTTTTGCAACAGCTTCACTCATCTCTGCCATTAATTTAGCTCTATTACGTGAAAGTAAATCTAATTCTATATCGGCTTGAAAAGGATTAACTCTTCTCTCTCCACCCAATTGCTGAAGTTTAGTTAAAGCTTTTGCTATGGGTTGGTTAACATCTGATTGTACTTCATGAATCATGAAAACTTTTTTATTATCTGGAGTGAACCTTGTGTCATATCTAACGTGATAAATTTGGTTCGTAGCACCGGAGTCACTAAAGTGCCCTCCTTTTACTAAAGGACTTTTGTTAGATGCAATTGGCTCGTCTAAATAAAATAAAGTTTCTTTGTAATCTTTTCCACTTTGTAAAGTGTAACTTTTTTCGTTTGCATATCTTGTTTTAGATCCTTTTATAGGAGCAACTCTTTTACTTAGATTGCCCATTATTTCATTTAAAAGTTTTTTATCCTCAACTGCTATTTTTCTCATTTTTCTAATCTCTTTAAGAGTATACATAAAATCATCTGTTGCATTTACTAATTGTTCGTTACTCCCGGTGCCTGTAATACCTTTTAAGTGATAGGATAAGGAATCTAATTCTGTTTTAACAGAATCACTGATATTAGCGTATTTTTTGGATAATCCTTTTATTTGTTCGCCTGCAGTTTTAACTTGAGTCTCTAGAGCTTCCGCAGCTCCTTTAGGTATACCAAATTCCATAGGTTTTAATCTATTAATAGGATTTAATTTAATCATAGCACCTAATTCATTAGCATCTAATTTTAAACCAAACTTCTTAGCTGCGTATAATAAACCACCTGTAAGATCGCCCGCTTCGTTAAAAATAGCAAGATTAGAATCGAATAATTCGTCTTTACCAATAGTTACTTCTTTCCCTTGAAATTCTCCTGAATCGTACTTAAATCTTTTAGTATCCCTTACAGTTCTAGTTGCAGGTTTACCCCATAATTTAAATGTTTCTTTTCTAGTAGCAGTTAAATGATCTACCCATTCATCCGCAGTAAATTTACCTGATCCTTTTTTCATTACCCAATCATAAGTTGAAGAACCAAAAGCTGGAGGGGTTTTATCGCCCATGTGAAGGGGCTTAGTTTTTTTAAGAATAGTTGGGGGATTTTTTAAATCTTGAGTAGCTAGATCTTTACCTGTGGATTGAAGGTTCTTTTTTTCGTATGTGATTAAACCTTGCTGTTTTCCGGTAACCGGTGATGGTTGTGGTTTCTTACCAAATACCTTTTTGCCAATCCCGAATAGAATATTCTTTAGGGACATTAATCCCCCTAATATGTTTTAGTCGGAAAAAATTTCCCTATTTTAGTTTTAACGGTTACCGAACCACCTGATGTGAATCCGGCTGAAGGTTTTTGCATCATGCCACCGCCCATTCTTTTTGGTGTTTTTGGATTTGGATTTCTACTATTATCATTATTCTTTTTAGGTACAATTTTAGTTATGGGTCTACCTTTTGAACCTATTCTTCCACCAGGGCCCTTCGAAACCTTCTTAGATGAACTTCCAGAACTTTTTATTTTTGAAATAACTTGACCAGCAATTTCTGCGGCTTTAGCTCCAGGAATCACAGCTGTAGCAATTCCTTTAGCTATAGATTTAATTTTTTGTTTAATTTTTTTCTTTCTATCTTGTGCTTCTAAATATCTTTTGAATATCCTAGATCTTGGATCATCTGGTCCTATTTCTTGTGGTTTTCTATAATGAATACCATCTTCTTTATACTTGTCTCTAAGCATACCTGGTATACCTGCATCATAACCACCTCCTGTTCTATCAGTTGGTTTAAGTTTCTTGAAAATGTATTCATCACTACCTGTTTTATATCCCCTAGGTTTTTGCATCATGCCACCGCCCATTTTTTTTGTTGCTTTAGCTCGTGATTTTAAAATCTCCATTGTTCTTTTTGAAAAATTTAAAGGTTTATGTCTGCCTTGAAAAGGATTAACTCTTCTTAAATCACCCACCGGACCTGCTGTTTTTTTCTGTTGACGGTCCTTTATCCATTGTGGAACCGGTCTTAAAGCTTGATCGTGATTTTGTTTTCTTAGAGATTTAAATTTTTTTTCGTGTGCTTTTCTTAAAAGAGCAGGATCGGTAAGCGTTCTATATTTTCTTTTTAATTTATTAGTTATAACTCCAACTTCACTTTTCCATTCACCCTTTGTACCAGTGTCAGCACCACCACCTTTAGTGTATTTTTTAAGTTTAATTTTAGCCTTATTAATAGTTTGTGTTTTTTTAGAAGGTATTCCTGGTTTCTTTTGTTCTCTAAAATCTTTTAAAGTTTGTTTGTTTTTATTTTTTTTCATTTTAGATTTTAAGTATTGTTGTGCAGTTAATCCCGCAGCAGCGACACCTAATGCTATTTTTCCATATTTAGTTGCTTTAGCTGCACCTAGAGCAGACGATCCAGCAAGTTTCAATCTTCTTTTAAGAAACGTACTTCCTGAACCTGAGCCTGAACCTGTGCCACCTGGTGTAGCACCTGCTGTAGCTTTTTTTAAACCTTCTAAATATTTTTTGTAATCTGTTGCTTTGCCCATTGATGTTTTTCCGGAGATCGCAGTCATAGCTGTTTTAGCACCAGCAAGTTTCATTCTTCTTTCCATGAACTTTCCTCTTTTAGCTTTTCCCATGAGTAAATGTTTTTTCTTTTCAATAAGTTTTTTTAATAGACCACCCATTCCAGAACTACTTCCGCTAGAAATATTTGATGATGATGGAGTTGCAGTTGCAGTTCCTTTTTTTCTAAACAGTTTACCTAAAAATGCTTTTTCAGGTCTTTTTGGACTGTCTGATGGTGGGCATTTGTGTCTTGGTGGTAACATAATTAACCTCTCTTATTTATTTTCCATCTCGGCTCTGGTATAAACTTTACCGCCAAGCATTTCAGTTTTGTCTTTGTAATCAGCTTTTTTGTATTTATCGCTATCAGTAATTTTTTTTAATTCTTTTTGTGATTTAAGTTTATGTAGAACATTACCTTGTCTACCAGCTAATGGATGTTCTGTACCTTTTGAATATCCCTTTGTAATTAATTTTCCTGTTTTTGCGCTGTAAATTTTTCCAGGAGAAAGCTTCTCATCTTGTAAACCGTAATCTTGTGATCCAGGGGTTCTAGCTGCTCCGTATCCTCTATAACCTAAGTTTTTTGGCATAATAACTCCTTAATAATATTTATACTCTTTTTCTATTTTTATAGGGGGATCATCCCAATCATCTGAGTAGGTACTTACAAATCCACCTTGCCGATATCTTAACACAGCTTGGGTCGTACTGTCTACATAGTCGTCATATTGTCCGTTAGGAAATGCCGCACATTCCTCCATAACCTCTTGTGCAAAATGCTCATCAATAGGAGCATATACCATACCAGACTCAAATACGGGGGCACAGGAATTAATACGTGTATGTTTATCCCTACCTCTTGCAGGTACATAATCAATAACAGGTATACCCGCACGTCTTAACTCATGTATTAATGGTTGTCCTGAAGCTTTAGCCTCAATAATTACAGTTTCCGGTTCCCAATATTCATACTGCTCTAAAGCAATATTTTTTAAATCTGGAAAATCATATCTACCTTTCATTGCATCTAATAGAATAATACACTTCTCATAACCTTCTATAGGTTCAAATATACCCCAGGTGGTTATAGCAGAATAATCTGCAGTTTCTTTTTTTGAAAACGCAGTATCATAACTTTGTATGACATGTAATAATTTAGGGAGGTATTCTTTATCGTAGTCTTGCCACCATTCTCGTTTTATAATTGCACCTTCTTCTGAAGTTGGGTCCTGCATATACTGTGCATTCCAGTTCTTCATAGAGATAGATGCTTTAACAGAATCTAAATCTTCTTTTGACCAATATTCTGGCCACACAGGGTCATCGCTTGGAAGTATTGCAGGAAATTCTATTAACTTCCACTTATCTGCTTTAGGTTCACTTTGTGCCTTGATGAGCCTTCCAGTAAGATCGTCTACCGCCCACCGGGTCATGACAATTAAAATTCTTCCCCCTGGTTGCAAACGTTGTCTGGGTCCTGAATTATACCACTCGTACGTACGTTCCATTGCATTGTCTGACATTGAGTCTTGTTCAGTATGTGGATCATCGATAATAAGCAAATCGGCCCCTCGACCTGTGATAGATCCGCCAACTCCCGCTGCAAAGTACTCTCCACCATGATTGGTTTCCCACCTGCCTTTTGCTTTACTATCTTCTCTTAACTGTACGTTACCAAAAATTTGTTTATATTCTTTTGTGTTCATTAAGTTACGAACCTTACTTCCGAATCTTGACGCTAGTTCTGCGTTGTGCGATACCTGCATAATTTTTTTCTTTGGATACTTTCCAATAAACCAAGCAGGAAATAAATAAGATGCAAATTCTGATTTGGTATGCCTAGGAGGCATATTAATGATGAGCCTCTTTGCATCACCATCTGCTATATCTTGAAAAGCCTTTGCAATAATTTGATGGTGCCCATATTTTTTTGGGTTCTTTGTTTTACGATAAATAAAATCTTGCCACATAGTCTCTGCAAAAATTATAAAATTATCTTGGCATAACTTGATCCACTGCAGTTGTTTCTGCAAAATAATATCTTTTAATTCTTCTTCGGAAAGTTGATCTAAATTATACATAGTTAATATTTATATTAATCCTTAAATTTTCATCTGTTTGTGTAGTACTTCTATGTGTATCCTCTCCATCAAACAATAATAATCTGTTTCTAACAGACTGAACCTTCTCTTCTGTTTTCTCAAATTGAGTGTACCCATTGTTGTCATTAAGACTATACAAAGCAACCTTATGCGGAGTATGTCTATCAACGTGATAGTCGTGCGTAAGAGGTTCAGTCACATTAGTATAACAATTTGCACGTATATGTAACAAGTGGTTGAACTGTAGTCTTCCTAACACCGGGTGCATTATATCCATCCAATCACTTTGTTGTTTACCATCTCTAAAAAAATTATGCACAAAATAAAAACTTTTATTATTTTCTCCTGAGTACGCTACATTATCACTATAGTACCAAGGAAAGGCATCACTAAAAAGTTTTTCTGTAATAATGTTAAATACTTTTGGGTCCTCTATAAAGTTATCTACTATTTTATAACTCATTTCCAAAAATCCTTTATTTTATTATATAGTTTTTTAAATCTCATATTTAACAATAAATAAGTTAATCTTTCTTTTTTTAAAAATTTTTTACTTGTGCAAGCCAATACATTTTCATGTTGTATACTTTCTTTTTTATATAATACTAGTTGTGCTATTGGTGTACCAGCCTTGATTAAAACTTCACCTTTATTCATATGTAAAATAATTGGAACATTTAAAGTATTTAAACCTGTATCTGACGTATACATTCCAGGAAGTGTAGTAAACCTATTTTCATCTAAATAAGCAGGATGGAACTGATGTAAGATATAACCTTTAGGAACGTCCACCGACCAAGGTACATTTATTTTAATTATTTTAGATAGAGAATCTTTTGGCCAATTTTCAAAATAATCAAATAATCGTGATTCGTCATGCCACCCTAAAGCATCTGCTGGTAAATGTGTGTATAGTTCTCGTTGATCTAAAGGTGTGGTCCAAGAGAATTCAGAGCCTTCAACCTTAATTTTAATGTCTTGCCATGCTCTTACAATCCAACCTTCATTTCTAATTTTAAGTATACCTGGGCATCTTAGAACACTTTGATCTTTTTTAATATTTACAATGGCTTTTTGTAACCAAGGGTGCTTGTAATCTTTACTGGGTATAATAGGCATTATATATTCAATACCTTCAATTAAACTATAAAACGTTAATTTTTTAGAAAAATTTTTTATTTTAAAATTCATACCGTTTGGGACCCTAGTATATTTGTATATCTTGCTTTGTAAACCTCTTCGAGGGGAAAAGCCACGTCTTTTAACGTGATCCTGAAGCGCAGGCGCTTCGTTTTAAGTCGTTTGATTTTAAGAGCCTTCTATAGTGCAGACGCACCTATAGCGCAGACGCGCTATAGGTTTCTATGTATGATTAATTACTTAGTTAATGAACTAACTAGAGTTGAGAACTTAGTTAATATACTATCTCTAAATTCATCAACAACAGGGTTGCCATGATTTTCTAGTATATGTTTCTCACACTCTCCCATTAATAACTGAAACATTATCTCATAGTTTAATTGTTTCTTACCAGCTACATCAAGGTACATATCTGATAGTTGAGTTGGTTGTGTAGTATTGCTTACTCGCTCTGTTAATGTTTGAGCAATATTGATTAGACTATTTGTCATCAGTACCACCAATCGCTTTATATTCTGCATATTCTAATTCGGTGCAGAACTGATTGAATAAATCATTATGAGCAATCTTAAAGTTTGCTGTCTCAAACTTTTTTCTCTTACGATTTATTTTTTGTATTCCAAAACTATTGCCATGCTCATCTTGAACAATGATTAAGTTTTGATTTGATCTATCAAACACACTAACAACATTTTGTTTCATGGTGTCTAACTCTTTAGATAGTCTATTTGCTCTTAGCTTTAATTGAGCATAAGCAAGAACAACTTTTTTCTCATCTTGCTTTAGCTTTTTTACCGCGTTTGTCATATTGACCTCTTTGTTAAGTTTACAATCTTATGATTGCCCAACTCTTTTATATCTTATCAAATCTTATTACAAGAGTTATTTTCAATTAATTTAACTTTTTTTTCTCAATAGGTTTATCAATAAAACTACTAACATTTGGCTCAACTTCTAGTTGTACACCCTCACCCATTACAGCTTCTAATTCTTTAACTAATTTCTCAACTTGCTTAGTTGCTTGGTCTTGGTGCAGTCGTGCATCTTTTTCTCTTTGTTCCTTACGACACTCTAACTCCGAGCGAAACGAGACGACATCAGTCGTCTCGCTCTTTTTATCTTTACCACCAACACTCATAAAATACTTTGTATCCTTTCTCTATCCATTGTTTTGCTTCCTTACAAAATTTTAAATCGTAGGCTTTCATATCTTCCTGCTCACCTTCCCAAGTGTAGCTGTCTTGACCAAAGAAGAATCCACATGTTTGTGGAAGTGTGCGAGTTTCAATTTGTTTCTCTAACATGTCAAACTCTTCTTTACCGAGATAGAGAGGTGTACAATTAAAATCACCTGTGTATCCTGTTTGCTTATCCCAAAGTTCTTGCATAAAACCTTGTAGTCTGTTGTGCTTTCTCCAATCGGCAAATTGAATTGGCTTTCTATCTTCTGGCAACTCGTCTTGTTTTTTTCTATCTTCGTCTGTTAGCATCTCGCCTTTATGACGATAAGCATACATATCTAGTCCCATAACTTTTCTCCTTGTTTAGTTTTTTTCAACGACATAAGTGTCGTTGACAACTCTTATCAAATCCCATGCAGTAGTGCAAGCATTAATTCATGCACAAGTGCATGGACATCTGAAGCGTCAGGGAAGAACTGGAGGCGCGGGAACTCTTTAGAACTATTCTAAACTAAACAATTTCTTTACCCAACGAGCGACATCTGCCATCAGCTACGCTACTGGTGGGGGGAAGCTCATTAAAGTCTAGTCCCATTAGCATTTCCTTATCAAACGAGAGCGAGGAGAAGGTACTGTGTGTGCTGCAGATCCCCGTCCTTTGAGTACGGGCAGCTGGTCCCAGTTCTTTCTTAAACGAGAACGAGCTAGAACATTCCAGTCAAAACGAGAATTAGGATGCCAGTAATGACTAACATCCCTTCAGGCCATAGTAAGAGCAATAGTATGTAGATAGAGGCAATTGTCAAGCGGCATTCCTTTTCTCCAGCAGCTCCTGGGCTCGTACCTCAACGGCCCACCAAACCAATGCATTCTTGAACTGAGCACGAGACGAGGCATCCTTCACGATAGCCCCTAAAAAGTGACCAGTCTTCTGCCCAGCGTCCGCTGCGTAATCCCCAATCATTAGCCAGATCTCCAGATGGAAATCATTGTAAAACGACCCTGTCTCACGATAGTAGACTAGTCCTGGCACGCCACCGGCGCAGCCGTGTTTAGCTATATCTTTGATGAGAAACTGATCATCCTTCTCACCGAGCTGCAACCAGTGCGAAATGTGCTTTGCCTCTTCAGGCTTCACGGCATCGGCATCGAAGTTACGCTGCAGGTGGTCATCAATGTGATGTTGAATGGTTTCAAAATCATTGAGCTGTTCGAGCGAGAAGTAAACCTCGTCCGGGAGATCCTGCCATTTTTTACACCATCTATGTTTGTCGAGCAATTGTTTTTGCTTTGTCATTAAATGTCTAGCCATCTTTTACCTCCGACTCTTTCCATGTATTTCCATTGGCAATGCATTTGGATCCGGTGCCACCGGTTAACGCATAAACCTTACCAGCTTGTGGTATGTTGTTAGCTTCCGCAATATCATTATGTGGTACCGTTTCCTGAATGGCTTCATCTAACTCTTTTTGATATTCTTTATTCTTCATCTTTTCCTCCTTTTGTTAGTTAAGCCTGCACCACCCTTTCGTTTGTTACATAGGCGACTTGTTAATGTGCCAGCGTTACAGGCCAGACATTACATAAGACACGATAAGATAAATGTCAAGTCCTTTTTTTGAATTCTTTTTTCCAGCAGCTCTGGAGACCTTGATGGTCATCATTACCACCAGTGCCCGGAGATCCCAGTCTTAAACGAGATACAAAACCTTTCTTTTTCCTTACCAAAAACGAGAGCGAAGAGAAGGTACTGTGCTTCAGGGGGGGAAGGAAGCTGAAGTACGCTGCAGACCCCAGTGCTATCCTTATAAACGAGAACGAGATGATTGATTTTCAAACGAGAACGAGGATCGAGGCGCACCTTCGTTTAACCTAGTGGCTCGCCTCTAACCTCACCTAATGAAGCTAATGAAGAAGATCCCTGTTTTATAGTTAACTACTCTTCCCTTCAGTTCGTTCCACGTTGCGTCCAAAGTCTGGTTCCTAGGGACTTTGCGATCCCGTGGCTACATCTTGGTTTCCATATATCATTTTCCAATGGACCAGCCACAACGAGGCATTGTCTATATAAGATATCATGGGAGATTTGTCAATAGCTAAAACGACAGCCTCACGCTGCCCCATTCGTGTCGTCACCTGCCCCCGTTAAACTAACAAAGAGGGAAATAAAACGAGGGCGGGAAACGACACGAGCTTCAGGATCCAGACCCAGCTGCTGAAGACGGCCTGGATGGTCCGGTCTTCCTTAACGAGCGAGGTTTGTCAACGAGAAATGCCAACGAGAACGAGATCACGCTGCCTCCTGGAGGGAGCTCACCAGTGCTTCCTGGATCGCCGGCCATTTAAAAGGAACCGAGAACTCAAACCGAGGTTTCAGTTCCCGAGGTTCGGTGAACCGGGACACCGGTCTGTACAGTCTAAGAGACCTCTTCGAGAGGGTCTCTTTCAAGATAAATACTTTACCACCAGCTTTAATATATTTATTTATCCATACTATCTGCCACTTATTTAGTTTGGGATAATTGAGTTGATCTGATTTTAATTCTATCCAAAAAACACCTTGTTTATGTACTCCATGAATATCAGGTACACCATTGATTGTGCTAGTTTCTATGCGGGTTAAGTAACAATCAGTCAGTCCTTTTTTAGTTCTTTGCCACAATAAACTCTCTTGGTTTATACTACGTGGCATTAGATCAGTTTTTGAATTTTTTTAATCACGTTGTTGGGAATAATAGTACTATTTCCTATTTCGTCAATCTCTCCTTCTTTATTCTCGGAGTAGTCTCCAAACAACCTAGTAACACCATTTTTTTGAGTTAGTAAATGCCCTTTAGTCACACAATTAGGTAGTTGTGCTTTATTTAAAGTATCTATACTTTGCCACGCTGAATCACTACAAATATCAACCCATGTAACCTCTACCAAAGGAAATCTATCCTTCCAATGTTTGGCCTTTTTATTAATTACAATTTTTTTCTTATGTCTCATCAATATCTACCTTCACCATTCCTACGGAGGTAAACATAGTTGAGTTGTGGACACTGTTGAATACTTTTATCCACTCAGACCAACTAACTGTTTTTAATTTCTTTAATGTCTGTGGGCTCAGCTTGGATCGTTTTGGCATTATGCCCATCGATCTTCTGCGATAGCTCTTGTAACTTGTTTTCAAGTTCTTCACGTGACATACCCTCCAGTCCGGTTACTCTAACTTCTTTTCTATCAATAAAAGAACCCGCTAATTGACCTGATCTATATTCAGCATTAATAGCAGCAGCAAATTGCTCCTTATTCTCAGCTTTATCAGCAAGTCTTTCAAATCGTTTAAACCGTCTGAGGTTATCTCCCTCATACATTTTTATTTCTTTTTCAAATCGTTTATCAAAATATTTTGCAACGTGTGGATTTAATCTTCTGGATAATAATCTAGAAGCGATTGCACTATAGTCATTCTCATTTTTACAAACATATCCAGCGCGTTTTAAAGCTTCCGCTTGAGTAATGCTTCCCCAGTCTTTTACGTAAATTTCCACAAACATTCTTTGTTTGGGAGTTAAATCATCTACTGTTCTTAATTCTTTTTTCTTTAGACCCATAGCTGTATCCTATTATGAATGAAATTGATATTATAGATGTAATTGCCACCAAATGCCAAACCCAAAACATTATCTTAATTTTGCCAAATCTCTTTTTGTTAAATGTCTACCACCATGTACTTTGATACCATGTTTAATATCAAGTTTTGCATCTTTTCTTTTACCAGCACCTCGTACACCAGATTTCATAATTTCAATAATACTTCTACCACCAGCTTTTCTATAAGCCTTATAACTTTCTTTAATACCTTTGGTTAACAAACCACCTAACAACATTTTTTTATACATAACTACCTTTTTTATATCCGAATTTTTTAAACCTAATTCTCTTATAACCTTTCTCAGCAGCTACTGCCATTTCTTTTTTCATTTGCTTTCTAGCTTTAAATGTCATTGCAGGAATTTGCATAGTCTTACCTGCTCTGTCGGATGCCCAACCTTTACCATAAATAACAGGACCTTTATGTTTAGTTTTAGCTCGCTTATCTCTTTCAATTTTAAGTAAGATTCTACGTCTTAAACCTGGTTTAGCTTTTATGTCAGCTTTAGCAGTAAATTTAGTTCCTCTTATTTTTCTTTTTACATCAGCTTTCTTAAGTTGATATGGAACAGTTGGAATAGCCCCTTTTGTTTTTTTGGTGTGCCTCACCTCAGATTTATGTTTTTTATATAGTTTTCTAAACTGCTCTTTAGCGGTCTTAAATATCAGTTTGGACATTTCTAATTTTTTCATCATAGTTTTTTTATTATATAGATTATTTCATCACAAAGTAACTACCTGAAATTGTTTTGATTGCGTTCCCGCAAGAGTGGTGTCCCTAGGGACACCACGGGGACACCACAGGGACACCATTAAAATTGATTAAAAGCATTGATATTATTGATTAATAGTGTATCAGGGACACCAGGGACACCTGTTTGACCCCCTGGGGTACTTTTTATTAGTCAGGTGTCTAGAATATCTATATAGTAAAATTTATGGAAATACTTGGATACACTCAGGAGGACAATTTTTTAGACAAAAGAATCTTTGATGTGGTGGTTGAAGACCTAGAAGGTGCTCATTTTCCGTGGTTTTTTAACAAATATATAAATTACAATCAAGATGGTGATCCCAAATGGGATGATCCTATTTTAGAATCATTCCAATTTACACATGTATTCAAAACCTACGATGATAAAGAAATAGCGTCTAGATATTTTGATATTGTTAAGCCAATTTTGCAAAAATTAAATGTCAAACTATTATATAGATTAAAGCTTAATATGACTACTGGTTCAGCTAAATTACATGAATCAGATCTACATGTTGATGTCCCAGATGACTGTAAAACCTCAGCTTTTTATATAAATACCAATAATGGGTATACAAAATTTGAAGATGGCACAAAAATATACTCAAAAGCCAATAGATTAATTACCTTCAACTCTCAGATGAAACATTGTGGCACAAATACCACAGACAGTAAATGTAGGATAGTCCTAAACATCAACTATACAAATTAATTGTCCGGTATCCGGTGTTGTGATATACTTATTATGTGTTAATTAGCACTTACTTAAAAGTATCGGAACCTTTGGGGGTTTTTAGTCATCAAAGCTCTTTAGAACTTCCCCCAAGGGTCCCTTACATTAAAAAAAGATTGCACCGGTTTATTAGATTAACATTCAGGCCACCATGACTACCAAACCACGAAAAAAACCTATCCTAGCAAACCACTCCACAATTAAAAAAAGAATCAACCACTGCCGTACTTGTCCATTTTATAAAATAGGTCTATGCCTTAAATGTGGATGTGTAATGCGTTTAAAAGTAAGATTAGAAAGATCTTACTGTCCCGTTAGAAAATGGTAACTATTTTTTTATTCTACAAATTTTAATCATAATGTTTCTTCTCTCAACAGAAGTATTAGCAGCTCTATAATTTTTATATAAATTTCTATATTCTATCCACGCCTCCTGGAGTCGAGTAAATTTAATTTTACCTTCAGCTAATAATTTTTTATATTTTTCATTTATAATTTCTGGATCAAAACCTGCATACCAACAAATATCATTAAAGCGATTATTTTTATTTAAAAACCAATCATGAGCATCTTTTTTAAGATAAGAATCTTGCTTATTCCCATGAGTCGTCAAAACATCTTCAAACGCCTGGAGGACTATAGCCTGAAATAATTTCTGTTCAGGTGATTTATCTTCTTTTAAAATTTGAGCAGACATGCTAGTGCCCAAAATTTTTAATAAGTTCGGCGTATAACTCACGAAACCTCCTTTGAACAAGTGCTGGAGATTTCTTTTCTACGCTAATATAATAATCTTCAAGAACTTCAGAGATAAAGCCCACACGACCGGGACCATCCAAAGTTTTGCAAAAATTAATTGAGGCTCTTATATAAGTTTTATCAAATAAATACATCAGCATAGCCAAGATGTGGGAAAAGATATAGATGTGGAATTACACCTTGGCTACACATTTTAGACAACCAGTCTTAAACCTTTAGCCGAAGCGGCCTTTTTTCTACCTGATTGCCAACATTTCTCGATTTTATCAAGAAATGCTAAACTAAAATTTCCTAAGCCAAAGTCATTTCCACAGTACAACTGAAACATTAAACTGGTCATCTCGTCATAAGTTTGCTTATTCGGACACAACATTACAAGCTTTTGTAGTGCTTGTTCTAATGCTTCTGGGCTACCTTTTGTAGCTTTTTTACCCACTAAATCTCCTTTTTAAAAGTTAATTTTAGTGTTCGTTGTTAATTGGAAATAAGGTGTTTTGAAAGCCTCACCTTTTCATTTTAGGCTTAGGAATACGTATGTATTGTGAATATAAAAATATTTGATCTATGTCAAATATTATATTGCAAGAAAAAAAGGGCCAGTCTCCCGGCCCTTCTCAACCCCAGATTAAAGGTTAACCATCCAACCTGCAGGTCTACTTACCATTCAAGAGCTTCTTACCTTGAGATAGCAAATTCTCTTTCATTGATTGATAACTCTTACCCTCTTTTTTAGCTATCTTCTTTACTTCTTCATCAACTAATTTAGCGATCATACTTCCAGGTCTTCTAAAACCTGCCTTTCCCATCGCTCTTATTAGAATGTATGATTCAATATCAACCGCACAAGATTTCCATTTAGTGATATCCATTGTGTCTCCTTATTCTTCGGTATATTGTCTAGTATCAAAGAAATCAAGAAGATTAATTCTTCTATTGGGCTTTAAACCAGAGTTATATATTTTCTGAAAAATTTGAATATAATCACGTGCTGATGTTCCAGTCATCAACCATGCTGATTTAGTTTTAATAGCATTTTTAAATCTATCGTAACTAAACTCCGGGTGTCTATCTGCTATAATATAAGCAGTTACCATTTGTCTCTTAACTCTTCTATTAGTATTATCCATACCAAGAAGATATTTTTTAAGAGCCATTAATTGATCACCTATTCTATCACAATGTGAAATTCCACCTGCAGGAATTTTAAATTCCCCTTGTTTGAATTGATCGTGAATCGTTCTCCATTTTGAGGTTATCTTCAACAATAAAATTATTGTTTCAGACACAGGTAGACCATACTGTTGCATTTTAGATTTACAAATTTTGTAATCCATTTTGCCTCTAGAACAATGGTGATGTAAAAAATGTTCCATCGACCAATTTTTTCTACCTTGGTTAAGTCTTGCTACATCAAGCGGATCATCAGAATTAATTATGATGTAAGGAACAAGTAAACCTAATTCCTTTCTCGCTTGTAATGTATGTTGACCATCCACTACCTCTTTATTTTGATTTACACGTATAGGATCCATTAGATCTTTATCAGCAATTAATTTTTTTAATTGCTTAACGTGTGCTTCATCCACAGGTCTATTGCCTCGGACTTTTTTGAATATAGAGTAATCTCTAGTTTCAAAAAATTTATTATTTACTGCTCTTGCCATCTTTTCCCTCCTTGGTTAAAACAAGATTGTGTATACCAGTAATCCAAAAATTGCTAATACAAGTTTTGCTGGTAATACTATTAATAAAAGTAAGAATAAAAAACTAATGATCTGGTTGCTCATCCTTACCTTTCAAGTGGTCTGCGACTAGTCTATTTGCGATCTCTTCGTTGATTGGGTAAATAGGCATGTCCTCAAATTTCATTGAGCACTGTTGAAGTTGCTTCATTGCCTTTTGCCATTCGTGATCGGAATATTCTACCATTTCACCACTTATATTATTCATCGGAACTTCAGATAAAATTTTATTCATTTCATCTATCCATTCCAAGAATACTGTTGACGATGATTTAGTTTTTGGATTTTGGCTCATCATACCTCCACAAATTAAATTTAGAAATGATTTCATTTAAACCATTATGAAATTTAATTTTACCATTAAGTATATCTTTACATCTGAGAGTTTCATAAACTTCATTATTGACCACCAGTTGTAGTTCTTTAGTTGACTCATTAAATTCAACTGAAAAGATATGAGTCATAGCAACGCTCTTAGGTTTAATTTCCCAATCGGGTTTTAAAACCAAAGCTTCGCCTATCTTCTCAGTGATTAACTGCTTTTCTTGTACAGTTATCGCTTCTTCTTTTCCATCTGTTTTCGTGGTATCCTCTTTGTTGTTATTATTTTTAAAAAACATGAACTGTATATAAACATTTTCGTGGGATATGCAAGGAAAAAATACAATAGGATAATATAGGATTTTATGACAAAATTTGTATTAATTATGTATCTTTGTAGCACAATCACAGGAATGTGCCCATTTAGTTCCATTCCAGGATATACGTTCGATAATCATTATGACTGCGTAGTGACAGGTTATAGAGTGGCCCATAATACTTTTAAAGGGCTAGAACAGAGAGAAGAAATAGATAGGAAACACGTAGAACGTGAAAAATTAGTAATAAAATTTGAATGTAAGCCCGTAAACCTACCAAAACCGCCAAAATTAATAATTCCCTCACCTAAACCAAAAGTGTCCACATAGTTGCAATGTGCACTTATTTTGATATATAATACTACATGAAGCTTTATCGCATCCAAGCAAGATACAAAAATATGTATCTTAATAAGATAATAGAGGCGGAGAGCGATAGGGCTGCTCTTGACAAATTTGCTACAGAAGTAGAATCAGGGGCAATAGAAGGAACCGATGAAGGGTTCTACGAACCCTACAAAGTGTTTCTTACATTTGAGGAGGTTGATAAAAAAGATGTCAACGTTACAACAAGTAGTTCAGGACAAACTGAACTTGGAACACAAATGGGCGAAGCAAGCTGCTGAAGGTCATGAAGAAGAAATGAAATGGACTGCAATAAGAATAGGTGACCTAAAGAAGCAAATAGACAATGCTGTTGAACAAAGTAAAAAGTTTAGCATAGCAAGTTAAGTAGCCCAAAAAATTAATTTTTTCCTTAAGGATAGTGCGCTCTAAATTTTCCGAAAAAACATTTTTTTAATTTTATACACATTGGTACTACTAAATAATTTTTTTAGAAAAATTGTTTTACTAACTTCTGGAGGATTTCAAAAAAGTGCTCATGTTATAATAGGTTATAAAAAAAACAAGGAGAGCATATGACGTTTGAATGGAAACACCCAAACCACTACAAAGAACTAAGAAAAATTCGGGAAGAATTTATTAAAGACCAGCAGCCCGAAGACGAAAAAGATTTATTTGAGGAGGACAAACAGGACAGTCAGAAATAATTTTACGTTTTTCTGAAGCATCGTACCAAGTTTCTATTTGTCCGGTGTCCTTACACCTTTTACAAACTATATCTTTACTCTTTTGCTTCGCCCCAACTTCTTCCGAGTGCAACGTCAACCTTGAAGGGTACTTTGAGATTTTCAATGGCATTTTCCATTACCTCCTTCACCCCCACTATATCACTTTCGTCATTTATAGAAAAGCACAATTCATCATGAATTTGTAGGATGGGTTGATATTCCTGTTTATAACAATTTATCATAGCTTGTTTAGTCTGATCTGCTGCTGATCCTTGGATTAATCTATTTAAAGCCTTATAAGTAAAGGCTCTTCTTATATTATTTCCATAAATTGCCTTAGCCTCTTCATATTGCATTGCCTTATTCATTCCGAAGGTAGCAGGCTCCCACATGTCAAATCGGCATTTACGACCCCTTATTGTTCGAATAAAGCCATATTTTGAAGCAGAATTAGTGACTTCTGTAGCTAATCTTTTAACAAATGGGACTCTAGAATTGTATTGATTTAAAAGGGCTTCTGCCTTGTCTTTAGAAATACCCAATTCTCTAGCTAATTTAGCTTTACCCATACCATAGAATAAACCAAGGTTAATTGTTTTAGCATGAGTTCTACTTATTTCTGCCATATCTGCCACGATTTGGTGGAAATCGGCAGCTTCATTTTTATAAGCATCTATAAATTCATCTGCTCCTGTAAATTGTTGATCAACACTTGCAGCATAATGAGCTACAAGTCTAGGCTCCTGTTGGCTGTAATCAAAAGAACCCCATTGTTTACCTTCTTCAGGTAAAAATAAACTTCTAATTTTATCTCCGTATTCTTTGTTTCTTGCTGGAATTTGTTGTAAATTAGGATTTGAATATGAAAGTCTTCCAGAAACAGTTCCACCTTGATCAGATCTTAATTGATTTATTTCAGAATGTATTCTGCCTTTGTGAGCATAACGTTGAATTGAGTCTATAAATGTGGAATGGAATTTATTTATTTCTCTTGCTTGTCTTATTAGTTGCGCTATCGGGTTATCACAGTTTACTAACCAATTTTGGGTAAAGCTAGGCTCATCACTTTTCGGTGTCCGTGGGTAGTCAACACCTATTCTATCAAACACCTGCGCTACAGATCTTGCAGCCCAAATGTCCACATTTAAACTGGTTTCTTTTTTAATTTTATTTAATACCTCAGACTCTTTACTTTTAAATTCTTTTTTAAGAAGTGAAGCTTTCTCTTCGTCAACTCTTATTCCTCTCATTCTAGTATCTATTAAAATAGGTAGCAGCTCCATCTCCATTTCCCACACATCATTTAAACTTTGTTTAGAAATTTCTGTTTTAAAACGCTGCCATAAACGTAAAGTTAGACCTGCGTCTTGTTCAGCATAGAATCCTACATAACCTGCGGGTAGTTTCCATAAGTCTGCTTTAGGATCAATTCCCCATTCTTTTGCTTTTTCATTTAAAAAAGTTTCATTTTTAATTTCACCAAGATAATCTTTAGCACAAGAATTTAATGCAAAACTAAATCTATTTTCATTAATCAAAGCTGCTGCAATCATTGTATCTACAATTGGTCCATTAATATTAAAACCATTTATCTTTAACCAACCGACATCATAACTTGCATTGTGAAAAATTTTAGTTGCAGGAGTGTTAAGTATGTCTTGCATCCATGCAGTAGTAATCGCAAGATCCATATTACCACCTGCGTCATGTTGAATTGGAAAATACCATTGCTGATCAAAGGCAGCTACTGCAAAACCAACTATAGCACCATCAAAAGTTGCCCAACCTGGGCCTTTTGTTTTAATATTTGGATCTTTGGTTTCTAGGTCAATTGCTATTTCTTTTGCTTGAGATAAATCTGGATACTCCGGGGGGCAGACCCAATCACTGTCGTTGTATATAAAATTTAATTGATGTGTCATTCATTACTCCATAGTAGATTAAAAGCTACGGATACTCTTTCAACATTAGATTTAAAAGGGCACACCATATGTAATATGTTATGAGGAAAAATATATAAAGAACCCTTTTTAGGAAAAAATTGGTGGCTTGTAATATAATTTGGAACTTTTGTTCCTACTGTAAATTCTATTTGACCAGGTTTTATACCCTTAGCAACACTTGCTTCAGCTTCTTTCTCTAATTCTTTCGGCACACTTAAATATATAACTCCTGAAAAATTGCAGTCAGAGTGTGTATGTAAAGGATTAAAATCTCCACTTTGCATATAATTTACCCATGCTACTGATATAGTTAAATTTCTTTGTTCATTGTATCCATAATAATGATTTAATATTACTTTATATTGATCCACATTAAATTGAATTATTTCTTGCAACTTAGTTGCATTAATTTCATATTCATGATCTAAATGTCCAGCTAACTTATCTCTTATATTTAAATTTTTGTTTTTTTCACAAAATTCTTTTATTTTTTCTACTTTGTCTTCTTCTACAGATGTTTCCACTAAACATGGACCAAAAGGTTTTATAATTGCATCTGGCATTAATTACTTATCACTATAATAAAAATTTCCTGAAAAAGTTACACGATAATCATCACTTGAATAAAAAGGATAAACACAATGATTTACATTTGACAAAAACAAAAGACCTTTACCAACCCAACCAGCGTCAGCAAAACAATCAATTGTATCAATTGGTTCTTTAAAATCATTCGATAATTTAATAAACTGCAAAACACCAGACTTATTTTTTCTAGCTTTTACGCCTGGGCTTACCTTATGTTCGTCTTTAATCCAGTAAGGTATTCGTCCAAAAATTACAAAACTAACAATACCTGCGTGATTGTGGATTGGATTAAACTCATGTTTAGCTTGGTAATTAACCCATAATTCTCTT